ATGGCACTCAACGATACAAAGCTGCGACGTATATCCGGAAAAGCATATGAGGGACCTGAGGAGATAGCTGACGGAGGCGGACTTTCTGTCAGGATCAGCCCGAAGGGACTTATCACCTTTCAATACCGCTATCGTTTCAATGGAAAACCCGCCAGGTTAAAGCTCGGAACGTACGGGAAGATGTCGCTTAAGGAAGCTCGCGATGCATTGGAAGAGTGTAAAGGGTGGTTGGAGAAGGGTAAAGACCCAGCCATGCAAAGGAAGAAAGCCAAAGATATTGCATCAAGTTCCCCAAGCATCAGTACCCTAGTTGACGAGTGGTTTGATACTCCTTCAGTAAAAGAGATGGTGAAGTACGAATACTGGAAGCGGATGCTGAAACTTCACATCACCGACAATTACGGTAAGCTGATTGCAGATGAAATGAGTCCTGTAGAGTGGGAGCAAATATTCATTCGCATAACAAAAGGTGGGTCACCCGTACAGGCGGGAAATGTACTGGTGAAGATGAAGCAAGTGATCCGCTATGCGTTACGCAGAAAACGCATAACATCAAATGCACTGATGCTTCTTGAGATTAATGATATCGGCAGTAGACCTAATAATGGCGAACGTTTTCTTAACGATGTTGAGATAGGCGCATTCTGGAATGCCATCGACAAAACGAAAATGTCGTGGCAAAACAAAATGTTTATTCGAATTGTTGCGTTAACTGGTTGTCGTGGTGTTGAATTGCGGTTGGCTAAGAAGACTGATTTTGATCTGAAGTCTAGAGAATGGACTATACCGAAAGAGAACTCAAAAACGCGTAAGCGATTTGTTCGCGGTATTTCAAAACTCGCAGCAGATTATTTGCAGCAGGTATTTGATCTATACCCTGATCTGTCAATCGTATTTCCTCCGGCTAAGTTACAGGAAAATCGCCCAATGTCTGCCAGCACCCTAATTTCTATTGCAGAACAGGTAGAAGATGTTATGGGGGGCGAGCACTGGTCATTGCACGATCTGCGCAGAACGTGCAAAACAAAAATGGCTGAACTTGGAGTAGCACCTCATGTTTCGGAGAAAATTCTCGGGCATAAGCTCACGGGGATGCTGGCTGTTTATGACCAGTATGACTACATCCCCGAGCAGCAGGACGCAGCAGAATTATGGGCTAAGAAAATTCAAGAGTGTTCGGAAATCAATCCTTTATCTTTGCAAAACTGAATAACTTCCTTGTAGCGAAAGAGGGCGCCGCCTTTCGGTGGGTGGATTTCTTCCACTTCCCGAGGGAATGGTGTCCCTGATTGCTCCCACTGTTTACGCTTCCGGTAAAAAGTAGTTCTGGAGATACCACCAAGCATCTCCTGAACACGCTCGCGGTTTATTAGAATCGGCTGAATATTGATTGTCATTTGTATGGTTTCTCCATAAAGAAATAAACCGTTCAGTGGCGGTTATTGTCGGTTGCGGTAGATCTGGCGATCTTGAGAAACTGTCAGGCCTCATCGAGTGTGAGGCTGTATGATTCCATGGTTACCTCTGCTTTTTGAACGCATGTCACGTAACTTCTTAATGTGTTCTGCCGTTTCGATCTCTTCTGCTATCCGATCTGCATCAGCTTTATTCACAGGTTCAAAGTCATGATTAAAGCGGAACATGCTGGCGATACATGTTCTGCCTTTTCGGATGTAGTGAACTTTGTTGTGGGTAGAACGCAGGATTTTGCAGGGAGCGCCGTGGTGGTCGACGTACCAGGTGTTAGGAAAAATGATTCTGAACATTTTTACACCTCAGTTGGACGATGTTGAAATTTGCTGCTTTGAGGCCATCACAGTCCCCATTGTTTGTTCTTAAGTTCGATCTCCTCCTGGCAACTTGCACAAGTCCGACAACCCTGAACGGCCAGGCGTCTTCGTTCATCTATCGGATCGCCACACTCACAACAATGAGTGGCAGATATAGCCTGGTGGTTCAGGCGGCGCATTTTTATTGCTGTGTTGCGCTGTAATTCTTCAATTTCTGATGCTGAATCAATGATGTCTGCCATCTTTCATTAATCCCTGAATTGTTGGTTAATACGCTTGAGGGTGAATGCGAATAATAAAAAAGGAGCCTGTAGCTCCCTGATGATTTTGCTTTTCATGTTCATCGTTCCTTAAAGACGCCGTTTAACATGCCGATTGCCAGGCTTAAATGAGTCGGTGTGAATCCCATCAGCGTTACCGTTTCGCGGTGCTTCTTCAGTACGCTACGGCAAATGTCATCGACGTTTTTATCCGGAAACTGCTGTCTGGCTTTTTTGATTTCAGAATTAGCCTGACGGGCAATGCTGCGAAGGGCGTTTTCCTGCTGAGGTGTCATTGAACAAGTCCCATGTCGGCAAGCATAAGCACACAGAATATGAAGCCCGCTGCCAGAAAAATGCATTCCGTGGTTGTCATACCTGGTCTCTCTCATCTGCTTCTGCTTTCGCCACCATCATTTCCAGCTTTTGTGAAAGGGATGCGGCTAACGTATGAAATTCTTCGTCTGTTTCTACTGGTATTGGCACAAACCTGACTCCAATTTGAGCGAGGCTATGTGCCATCTCGATACTCGTTCTTAACTCAACGGGAGATGCTTTGTGCATACAGCTCCCCGTTTATTATTTATCTCCTCAGCCAGCCGCTGTGCTTTCAGGGGATTTCGGATAACAGAAAGGCCGGGAAATACCCAGCCTCGCTTCGTAACGGAGTAGACGAAAGTGATCGTGCCTACGCGGATATTATCGTGAGGATGTTTCATCGCCATTGCTCCCCAAATACAAAACCAATTTCAGCCAGTGCCTCGTCCATTTTTTCGATGAACTCCGGCACCATCTCGTCAAAACTCGCTATATACTTTTCATTCCGCTCAATCACGACATAATGCAGGCCTTCACGCTTCATACGCGGGTCATAGTTGGCAAAGTACCAGGCATCTTTTCGCGTCACCCACATGCTGTACTGCACCTGGGCCATGTAAGCCGACTTTATGGCCTCGAAACCACCGAGCCGGAATTTCATGAAATCCCGGGAGGTAAACGGGCATTTCAGCTCAAGGCCATTGCCGTCACTGCATAAACCATCGGGAGAGCAGGCGGTGCGCATACTTTCGTCGCGATAGATGATCGGGGATTCAATAACATTTACGCCGGAAGTGAACTCAAACAGGGTTCTGGCGTCGTTCTCGTACTGTTTTCCCCAGGCCAGCGCTTTAGCGTTAACTTCCGGAGCCACACCGGTGCAAACCTCAGCTAGCAGGGTGTGGAAGTAGGACATTTTCATGTCAGGCCACTTCTTTCCTGAGCGGGGCTTTGCTATCACGTTGTGAACTTCTGAAGCGGTGATGACGCCGAGCCGTAATTTGTGCCATGCATCATCCCCCTGTTCGACAGCTCTCACGTCGATCCCGGTACGCTGCAGGATAATGTCCGGTGTCATGCTGCCACCTTCTGCTCAGTGGCTTTCTGTTTCAGGAATCCAAGAGCTTTCACTGCTTCGGCCTGTGTCAGTTCTGACGATGCGCGAATGTCGCGGCGAAATATCTGGGAACAGAGCGGCAATAAGTCGTCATCCCATGTTTTATCCAGGGCGATCAGCAGAGTGTTAATCTCCTGCATGGTTTCATCGTTAACCGGAGTGATGTCGCGTTCTGGCTGACGTTCTGCAGTGTATGCAGTATTTTCGACAATGCGCTCGGCTTCATCCTTGTCATAGATACCAGCAAATCCGAAGGCCAGACGGGCACACTGAATCATGGCTTTATGCCGTAACATCCGTTTGGGATGCGACTGCCACGGCCCCGTGATTTCTCTGCCTTCGCGAGTTTTGAATGGTTCGCGGCGGCATTCATCCATCCATTCGGTAACGCAGATCGGATGATTACGGTCTTTGCGGTAAATCCGGCATGTACAGGATTCATTGTCCTGCTCAAAGTCCATGCCATCAAACTGCTGGTTTTCATTGATGATGCGGGACCAGCCATCAACGCCCACCACCGGAACAATGCCGTTCTGCTTATCAGGGAAGGCGTAAATTTCTTTCGTCCACGGATTAAGGCCGTACTGGTTGGCGACGATCAGCAATGCGATGAACTGCGCATCGCTGGCATCACCTTTAAATGCCGTCTGGCGAAGAGTGGTGATCAGTTCCTGTGGGTCGACAGAATCCATGCCGACACGTTCAGCCAGCTTCCCTGCCAGCGTTGCGAGTGCTGTACTCATCCGTTTTATACCTCTGAATCAATATCAACCTGGTGGTGAGCAATGGTTTCAACCATGTACCGGATGTGTTCTGCCATGCGCTCCTGAAACCCAACATCGTCATCAAACGCACGGGTAATGGCTTTTTTGCTGGCCCCGTGGCGTTGCAAATGATCGATGCATAGCGATTCAAACAGGTGCTGGGGCAGGCCTTTTTCCATGTCGTCTGCCAGTTCTGCCTCTTTCTCTTCACGGGCGATCTGCTGGTAGTGACGCGCCCAGCTCTGAGCCTCAAGACGATCCTGAATGTAATAAGCGTTCATGGCTGAACTCCTGAAAATGGCTGTGAAAATATCGCCCGCGAAATGCCAGGCTGATTAGGAAAACAGGAAAGGGGATTAGCGATTCAGGCCGTTACCGCGTCCGTCGAGAAAAACTTCCACGAGCAAATCACGGGTATAAGTGCGCTCGATGCCGCGATGCAGATAAAGCCGTCCGCGTAAATTAGCTGATGCAGTCCAGGTACCATCTTTGTGTTTGACCAGCATTCCTGGCATGACCGCACCTCGATTAACGGTCTGCGTTCCGTAATGTTGATGAACCATAAAAACTCCTGCCCGTAAGCTGGGCTGCTGAACATATAGAGACTTCTGCGCGTATTCAGGCGGTGGATGGCCGCCGGTTGTCATAACTAAGTCGCCTCGTTGAAGCGACTAAGGTATGAAATGTTGAGTTGATTTCAGCTGGTCACACCGACGTTCACGCGTCCGTTTCACCCCTCGCACTCCCCGAAGCCTGCTGAAATTCAAACTGCGGATCTAAGCGGTCATCGCAACGGTGAATCAGGTGGTTGCCGTATCGTTGTGTTGTTGCGATGAACTTATTTAAAACTATAGTTGTTTTACCGTCAACAACAAAAGTTGTTTTATTGGTTGTTTTAGATATAACTGGTTGTATTTAGGATGGATTTATTTTGTGACTTGAATCGCATAGCGATAACTGAAGCGAGGTTATGGTGGTTTTTTTAACGGTGTGTGTGATGAGGGGAGGGCAAAAGAAAACCCGGCACGGTGACCGGGATTCTTACGCCGTTAGGTAAAGATATTATTGCGGTGGCTTAATATTACTACCTAGAGCAAAGATAGGAATTAGTTCTTTACTGAATGAGCACAATGCCCAGTTGATAATTTTTAATTGGTACTACCCATGCTTCCTATATGTCTGCGGCATGCTCCCAATAACCTTACCGAAGATGAACACCCGGTTCATCTCGTCTTTCTCGATCGGGTCCCACGGTGAGTAGCTTTTGTTATCAGAGATGACCAGCAGCTTATCCTTCATCATTTGCAGGCGCTTTACATGGGCTGTGTCGTCGTACAGAAACGCATAGATACCATCACCGTCGAAAGATTTAACTGTGATATCAACGAACAGCAGATCACCTGGTTCGATCGTTCCTGACATGCTGTCACCACGCACGTTAATGATGCGGATATTTTCCGCCTTCCTACCATCGAACATATGACGAGCATCGTCAAACGAGTACTCAACCGAGCGTAGAACTTCTACAAACTCACGGTTGATGACTCCCGGCCCAGCACTGACTTCTATATCAAGAACGTCAATCTTGAAGTATTTGGAATGGCTGACAGTTGATTGTATTGGTTGCACTGTACTGTCTGACATATTTCCAACGCCAGAAGATAACCATTCTGCGCGCACACCCAAAGCGTTCGCGATCTCCACGATTTTAGTTGTTTGATTAGCTTTCCCTGTTTCGATTTTCTGAATAGCAGCTTGGCTAACCCCGACCAAATCCCCAAGCGCCTTTTGTGTAAGGCCTCGCGCTAATCTGGCTTCTTTAAGTCTTTCTGAGAGTGTTGTTTTCATAGTCCAAATGTACAACCAAGGTTTTATTCCATCAAACGAAAATGGTTGTTGACTAAAAACAACCATGGTTTTAATCTTGATTCAAATTAACCACGGAGGTTGTTATGAACCCAGCTATCAAAACAGCGATCAATATCGTTGGTTCACAAAAGAAACTGGGCGCTGCTTGCGAAGTTTCACAGCAGGCCGTCTATAAGTGGCTTCACAACAAAGCAAAGGTATCCCCTGAACATGTCGGCAGCATTGTTACGGCTACTGGTGGAGTAGTGAAGGCATACCAGATTCGCCCGGATCTTCCGAAGTTGTTTCCACACACCGAAAAGAACGCAGCTTAAATTTCCATTTCACGCTCTTTAACAATAAGCAATCAACTTAACAGTCAATTCAAACTAAAGGAGTCAATTATGCAACCACTTACATACCAACAGACTAGCGGATTTAGCCCGACTGCGGTGATAAATCGTTCTCAAACAAAACAGGTGCCAGGCCACGAAAAAATCCGTGATGCCGTCCGCGCTTGGTCTGCTGAAGATAATCAGGATGTAGTTGCCGCACTCATTGTGAATGAGTATCGAGCACAGGGCGGCGGCACCATCGATTTTCCTGATGATGTCAGTCGTGCACGCCAGAAGCTGTTCCGCTTCCTCGATAACAAATTCGATTCTGAAAAATACCGAAATAACGTGCGTGAACTGACCCCGGCAATTCTGGCGGTACTACCGCTGGAATATCGCGGCCACCTGGTTGAGCAGGATAGCTTCATGGCTCGGCTGGCTGAAATGGAAAAGGAACTCAGTGAGGCAAAGCAGGCGGTCATTCTCAACGCACCACGCCACCAGAAACTGAAGGAGATGAGTGAAGGCATTGTGTCGATGTTTCGAGTGGACCCGGATCTGGCTGGTCCATTGATGGCGATGGTCACCACCATGCTGGGGGCAATATGACAGGTTCAAAAATGGCGAAAGTCGGTCTGCGGGAACAGAACCGACTTTCAGGTGCAAATCGTAACACACTCATTGCGGGAGGAATTATGGCAAACACTGCTGAGATATTCAATTTTCCAGTGCCGGATGCGGCACAAAAGGAGCCGCGCGTGGCAGATCTCGATGATGGTTATACGCGCATTGCAAATGAGTTGCTGGAAGCTGTGATGCTGGCCGGATTAACACAGCACCAGCTTCTGGTCTTTCTGGCTGTCATGCGCAAAACATATGGCTTTAATAAAAAACTGGATTGGGTTAGCAACGAGCAACTTTCCGAATTAACCGGGATATTGCCGCACAAGTGTTCTGCTGCAAAAAGTGTTCTGGTAAAGCGTGGGATTTTTATTCAGAGCGGGCGGAATACCGGCATTAATAATGTGGTCAGTGAATGGTCAACATTACCCGAATCAGGTAAGAAAAATAAAGTTTACCTGAAAGAGGTAAATTTACCTGAATCAGGTAAAAAAAGTTTACCCAAATCAGGTAAAGGCGTTTACCCGAATCAGGTAAACACAAAAGACAAACTAACAAAAGACAATATAAAACCTTTTTCGTCCGAGAATTCTGGCGAATCCTCTGACCAACCAGAAAACGATCTTCCTGTGGTGAAACCGGATGCTGCAATTCAGAGCGGCAGCAAGTGGGGGACAGCAGAAGACCTGACCGCCGCAGAGTGGATGTTTGACATGGTGAAGACCATCGCGCCATCAGCCAGAAAACCGAATTTTGCAGGGTGGGCTAACGATATCCGCCTGATGCGTGAACGTGACGGACGTAACCACCGCGACATGTGCGTGCTGTTCCGCTGGGCATGCCAGGACAACTTCTGGTCCGGTAACGTGCTAAGTCCGGCCAAACTCCGCGACAAGTGGACCCAGCTCGAAATCAACCGAAACAAGCAACAGGCTGGCGTGACAGCCGGCAAACCAAAACTCGACCTGACGAACACTGACTGGATTTACGGGGTGGAGCTATGAAAAACATCGCCGCACAGATGGTTAACTTTGACTGTGAGCAGATGCGCCGGATCGCCAACAACATGCCGGAACAGTACGACGAAAAGCCACAGGTACAGCAGGTAGCGCAGATCATCAACGGTGTGTTCAGCCAGTTACTGGCAACTTTCCCGGCGAGCCTGGCTAACCGTGACCAGAATGAACTGAACGAAATCCGCCGCCAGTGGGTTCTGGCTTTCCGGGAAAACGGGATCACCACAATGGAACAGGTTAACGCTGGAATGCGCGTAGCCCGTCGGCAGAATCGACCATTCCTGCCATCACCCGGGCAGTTTGTCGCCTGGTGCCGGGAAGAAGCATCTGTTAACGCCGGGCTGCCAAACGTCAGCGAGCTGGTTGATATGGTTTACGAGTATTGCCGGAAGCGTGGCCTGTATCCGGATGCAGAGTCTTATCCGTGGAAATCGAACGCGCATTACTGGTTGGTTACCAACTTGTACCAGAACATGCGGGCCAATGCGCTGACTGACGCGGAATTACGGCGCAAGGCTGCCGATGAACTGACCTGTATGACAGCGCGAATTAACCGTGGTGAGACGATACCTGAACCAGTAAAACAACTTCCTGTTATGGGCGGTAGACCTCTAAATCGTGCACAGGCTCTGGCGAAGATCGCAGAAATTAAAGCTAAGTTCGGACTGAAAGGAGCAAGTGTATGACGGGCAAAGAGGCAATTATTCATTACCTGGGGACGCATAAGAGCTTCTGTGCACAGGACGTTGCCGCGGTAACAGGCGCAACCGTAACCAGCATAAATCAGGCTGCGGCTAAAATGGCGCGGGCAGGAATCCTGGTCGTTGATGGTAAGGTCTGGCGAACGGTGTATTACCGGTTCGCTACCAGAGAAGAACGGGAAGGAAAGGTGAGCACGAATCTGATTTTTAAGGAGTGTCGCCAGAGTGCCGCGATGAAACGGGTATTGAGGGTATATAAAAGAACATCAATGGGTACACAATGATGAAACAGGTGAGTTGAGTTCAAACTGTAGTACAATTCTCTCCAGTTTGAACAGGAAAGAATATGCTATGAACCCTTATATTTATCTTGGTGGTGCAATACTTGCAGAGGTCATTGGTACAACCTTAATGAAGTTTTCAGAAGGTTTTACACGGTTATGGCCATCTGTTGGTACAATTATTTGTTATTGTGCATCATTCTGGTTATTAGCTCAGACGCTGGCTTATATTCCTACAGGGATTGCTTATGCTATCTGGTCAGGAGTCGGTATTGTCCTGATTAGCTTACTGTCATGGGGACTTTTCGACCAACGGCTGGACCTGCCAGCTATTATAGGCATGATGTTGATTTGTGCCGGTGTGTTGGTTATTAATTTATTGTCACGAAGCACACCACATTAAAATAATTTGTTTCTAAACGACTAAAATATGGAGGCTCTTATATTTATATGAGCCTCGTTTTATGCTTTTTGTTAATGTCTTTATTTTTTATGTATTCTTTTGTGCTTTCAAGATTATGGCGTAAGAAAATTGCAATACGATTATTGTTGTATATTCAAGATAATGTGACCTTAATTGTCTTTTTAAATAAAAATTAAACAAAAATTATATCCCACCACTAAGGTTTATAAAAGCATACGTTAGCAGGTGTCACCATGAAAAAAGCCATAGCATATATGCGATTTTCATCACCAGGTCAGATGTCTGGTGACTCATTAAACCGACAGAGAAGACTTATTGCTGAATGGTTAAAGGTAAATAGTGATTATTATCTTGATACCATAACATATGAAGATTTAGGATTAAGTGCATTCAAAGGAAAGCATGCACAATCAGGAGCTTTTTCGGAATTTTTAGATGCTATAGAGCATGGTTATATATTGCCAGGAACTACATTGTTAGTTGAAAGTCTGGACAGACTTTCAAGAGAAAAAGTCGGTGAAGCGATTGAACGTCTGAAATTGATTTTGAATCACGGTATTGATGTTATAACTCTTTGCGACAATACAGTCTATAATATTGACTCTTTGAATGAGCCATATTCATTAATAAAAGCCATACTTATAGCACAAAGGGCAAATGAAGAAAGCGAGATAAAGTCAAGTCGGGTTAAATTATCATGGAAGAAAAAACGGCAGGATGCACTGGAATCAGGTACGATTATGACGGCGTCTTGTCCGAGATGGCTCTCCTTAGATGACAAAAGAACGGCTTTTGTTCCAGACCCCGACAGGGTGAAAACTATTGAGCTAATTTTTAAACTCAGGATGGAAAGGCGCTCATTGAATGCAATAGCCAAGTATTTAAATGATCATGCTGTAAAGAATTTCTCAGGAAAAGAAAGTGCATGGGGACCTTCTGTAATTGAAAAATTATTAGCGAATAAAGCTCTGATAGGTATATGCGTACCTTCATATCGTGCAAGAGGGAAAGGGATAAGTGAAATCGCTGGCTATTATCCCAGAGTCATATCAGATGATTTGTTTTACGCTGTACAGGAAATTCGGTTGGCACCTTTTGGTATTAGCAATAGTAGCAAGAATCCTATGCTAATAAATCTACTTCGAACAGTTATGAAGTGTGAGGCTTGTGGTAATACCATGATTGTTCATGCGGTATCTGGAAGTTTGCATGGCTATTATGTTTGTCCGATGAGAAGATTACATCGATGTGACAGGCCATCAATAAAAAGAGATTTGGTTGATTATAATATCATTAATGAATTGCTTTTTAATTGTAGCAAAATTCAACCAGTTGAAAACAAGAAAGATGCTAATGAAACTTTAGAGTTAAAAATTATTGAGCTTCAGATGAAAATTAATAATTTAATCGTTGCATTGTCTGTCGCGCCTGAAGTTACCGCTATAGCAGAGAAAATAAGACTATTAGATAAGGAATTACGAAGGGCTTCGGTATCATTGAAAACTTTGAAGAGTAAAGGTGTAAATTCATTCAGTGATTTTTATGCTATTGACTTAACCAGTAAAAATGGACGAGAGTTATGCCGTACACTTGCCTATAAAACATTCGAAAAAATCATAATTAATACGGATAATAAAACCTGTGATATTTATTTTATGAATGGCATTGTTTTTAAACACTATCCTTTAATGAAAGTAATATCCGCCCAGCAGGCGATAAGTGCTCTCAAATATATGGTTGATGGTGAGATTTATTTCTAAATAATGATCTCGGATTTTAAGTTATGCTATGGTGATAAAGTGCAAGACAGAATTAATTATCTTTGACGAAACTTAATGGGTAATTACTTTGTTTGCTCCCACAAGCGAGTTTTGTACGGCTGTATTGGGGTAGTAAATGAGCTATACAATCTTAATCATTTGTCAGGTGAGAACTCTTGGTCGCAGATTCAAATACTGAAAATACGTGACAAATTATTATGAGCAAAATGGTGTATGTCACGTATTTTGAATGATAGGTTAAAAAATAACACCGACTTTCGTAGGTATTACTAATAATAAAGCAGAGTTTTTAGATAGTATCAATGTGCTTTGTGTATATTGTGGCAAATAATTGGGTTGGGGGTACAATTGTGATTGCTTTTGCATAAAAATTGCGCCTTTATGCATAATGAGATAAAGGAATATCAAATAAAATAACGATAGGTCATAACAAAGAGGTTTTTATGAAAACACTTATCGTTTCAACTGTATTGGCATTCATAACATTTTCTGCGCAGGCTGCAGCATTTCAGGTCACTAGTAATGAAATAAAAACAGGAGAGCAACTTACAACGTCTCATGTCTTTTCTGGATTTGGGTGTGAAGGTGGTAATACATCGCCCTCATTAACCTGGTCTGGTGTTCCTGAAGGTACCAAAAGCTTTGCCGTAACTGTATATGATCCAGATGCACCTACAGGCAGTGGTTGGTGGCATTGGACTGTTGTTAATATTCCAGCAACAATAACATATTTGCCCGTTGATGCAGGGAGACGTGATGGAACAAAACTGCCGACTGGTGCTGTTCAAGGCCGAAATGATTTTGGCTATGCTGGGTTTGGTGGCGCGTGTCCTCCTAAAGGAGATAAACCACATCATTACCAGTTTAAAGTATGGGCTCTAAAAACTGAAAAGATTCCTGTAGATTCTAACTCCAGCGGAGCGTTAGTTGGTTATATGCTTAATGCTAATAAAATCGCAACCGCTGAGATAACACCAGTTTATGAGATAAAGTAGGGTGAGAGTATGCTGGCAAGAGGTAAGACTAACTTAAAGATCGAAGAAATACGGATGCATAAACATCATGAGATTCATAGGGTTAAGCCTCTTATGCCAGCTTTGTGTCGTATCCGTCAGGGAAAGAAAGTTATCAATTGGGAGACGCATACTTTAACTGTTGATAATAATCAAATAATATTATTTCCTTGTGGTTATGAATTTTATATTGAGAATTATCCTGAAGCAGGGCTTTATCTTGCAGAAATGCTTTACTTACCCATTGATTTAATTGAGAGTTTCCAAAAACTTTATACGGTAACTGATCAAATACGTAACAAAACAAGTTTCTTTTTACCTCAGAATCCTGAGTTAATATATTGTTGGGAGCAACTAAAAACATCTGTTTCCCGAGGCTTCTCAACTAAAATTCAGGAGCACTTAGCAATGGGCGTTCTACTTTCGTTAGGAGTGAATCATGTTAATCATTTACTTTTATCATATAGTAAACAATCATTGATAAGTCGTTGTTATAACCTGCTGCTATCCGAACCCGGCACAAAATGGACAGCAAACAAGGTTGCTCGATATCTCTACATTTCTGTTTCTACATTACATCGCCGTCTAGCAAGCGAGGGGGTAAGTTTCCAAAGTATACTGGACGATGTGAGGTTAAATAATGCGTTGTCTGCTATACAAACGACGGTAAAACCTATAAGCGAGATTGCCAGAGAAAATGGTTATAAGTGTCCTTCTCGTTTTACTGAAAGATTTCATAATCGTTTTAATATAACACCAAGAGAGATAAGAAAAGCTTCCAGAGAGTAAAAGTGTTTTAAGAAGGAGCAATTCTATCGATTTTGATTTTGGGAAATCAACACGGCATAATTATGTCACCGGAGCCTGAACAACTCCGGTGACTTCTGCGCTAAACGGGGACGTTTATGCGCACATACAATCCAAACTCTCTTCTCCCTTCACAGATGCAGAAATGCACCTGCAATTCTTTGCATCTAGCGTTTGACCTCTGCGGAGGTGAAGCGTGAACCTCTCACAAGACGGCATCAAATTACATCGCGGCAACTTCACCGCTATCGGTCGGCAGATCCAGCCTTATCTGGAGGAGGGCAAATGCTTTCGCATGGTGCTTAAACCGTGGCGTGAGAAACGCAGTCTTTCCCAGAATGCACTCAGCCACATGTGGTACAGCGAAATCAGTGAATACCTCATCAGCAGGGGTAAAACGTTCGCCACTCCAGCTTGGGTAAAAGATGCTCTCAAACACACATATCTCGGTTATGAAACCAAAGACCTGGTTGATGTCGTAACCGGTGATATCACCACTATCCAGTCGTTACGCCATACCTCCGATCTTGATACCGGAGAGATGTATGTCTTCCTGTGTAAGGTTGAAGCCTGGGCGGTGAATATTGGCTGCCACCTGACTATTCCGCAGAGCTGCGAGTTCCAGCTGCTCCGCGACAAGCAGGAGGCGTAATGGCTACACCGCTTATTCGTGTCATGAACGGACACATCTACAGAGTATCAAATCGTCGTAAGCGTAAGCCTGAGCTGAAGCCATCCGAAATACCAACACTGCTCGGATATACCGCTAGCCTGGTTGATAAAAAATGGTTGCGACTGGCAGCAAGGAGGAATCATGGCTGATTTGAGAAAAGCAGCGCGTGGTCGGGAATGCCAGGTAAGAATCCCTGGCGTATGTAATGGCAATTCTGAAACGTCTGTACTGGCACATATCCGGCTGGCTGGATTGTGCGGTACCGGTATCAAACCGCCAGACCTGATTGCCACCATTGCATGTTCTGCCTGCCACGACGAAATCGACCGCCGCACACATTTTGTCGATGCTGCATATGCAAAAGAATGCGCGCTGGAAGGTATGGCGAGAACACAGGTTATCTGGCTGAAAGAGGGGGTTATTAAGGCGTGAATACCTACAGTATCACATTACCCTGGCCTCCGAGCAATAATCGCTATTACCGCCATAATCGCGGGCGCACGCACGTCAGTGCAGAGGGGGCAGGCATACCGCGATAACGTCGCCCGAATCATTAAAAACGCAATGCTGGATATCGGCCTGGCTATGCCTGTGAAAATCCGCATTGAGTGCCACATGCCGGATCGCCGTAGCCGTGACCTGGATAATCTGCAAAAAGCCGCTTTTGACGCACTCACTAAAGCAGGTTTCTGGCTGGATGATGCTCAGGTCGTTGATTACCGCGTTGTGAAGATGCCTGTTACCAAAGGTGGGAGGCTGGAACTGACCATCACCGAAATGGGGAATGAATGATGTTTGAGTTTAATATGGCAGAACTTCTTCGCCACCGCTGGGGGCGTCTGCGCTTATATCGTTTCCCCGGCTCTGTTTTGACCGATTACCGAATACTGAAGAATTACGCCAAAACACTGACAGGAGCAGGAGTATGAAGTCAGAGATAACAATCAACTAATACTGTTTTGTTGATTTTTGCTTGTAATTGGCGTTCTGGTCTGAGTTTTGTGGAGTAAGTTGATGCGTGATATTCAGATGGTTCTTGAGCGTTGGGGAGCGTGGGCGGCTAATAATCATGAAGATGTGACCTGGTCGTCCATTGCCGCCGGTTTTAAGGGATTAATTCCTTCAAAAGTAAAATCTCGCCCGCAATGTTGTGACGATGACGCGATGATCATTTGCGGGTGCATGGCCCGTCTGAAAAAGAACAACAGCGATTTGCATGATTTATTGGTGGACTATTATGTCGGCGGCATGACTTTTATGGCGCTTGCACGTAAGCATGGGCGATCTGATTGTTGGGTTGGCAGGATGCTCCAGAAAGCTGAGGGCGTAGTGGAGGGTATGCTGATGGTGTTGGATCTCCGATTGGAGATGGATGCTGATTGTTCGAAATAATTAAAGGAAAAGTTGCTGTCTGATTCTCATTAGTCTAACATTTTAAATGTTGGAATCGCAACGTAGTTATTATCATATAACAGCTTGTTTCCTGATTTAGCCAGCCTCCCCAAAGGCTGGTTTTTTTCTAATAAGTATTATTTCGGGTAGGGATTTTATTGTTTAACCCATAATAATTCATTGACATTGAATCCCAACTTTTGAGCGGTTCGCACATAGTCTGCTTTTACTTTATCTGGAATAGTTGGGGTCCTTGCCAGAATCCATAGGTATTCTCTGTTCGGACCACTGACAAGAGCATACTTATACTCATCATCCAGTTTGATTACATTATAGCCACCATAGAAGGGGCCAAAAAACGAAACCTTCAACGCTGCAGTTTTAGTATCTCCAGTAAAGTATGCTTTACCTTCGCTCTCGCTCCATTTATTTTTCGTTGGATCGTATCCACGGTTAAGTACACGAATCCCTCCGTCGTTCCGTTTTCCATAGGTAGCGCTGACCTGTTCCAGACCACGTTCGAACCGGTTCTCGAGGCGAGCTATTTCATACCATTTTCCGAGGTAGCGGTTGGCGTCAAAATTTGTAATCGGCTGCACACCTTTAGGTGGTGTCGGGGCCTTACATGCTATAAGAGTGAAAGAGAGTGCAATGCCAGTCAACACAGGCCATAACTTCATAATAAATCCTGTACTTTTGATAGTTGAGAGTAAGTATGAAAGATAGATGATTACGACCGATCACTTAAAGAACTTTCATACTATATTAGGAATAGTCTATAACAGAAAAATTGTCAGTGATGACGCCAGAAAGGCAATTTATTCCGTGCACTACACAGTTTATGTGTTAATGAATTAGTCAAGGGGGAGAATATGATAAAAAAACCTGTGATTGGAATCAGCGGTTGTTTGGCCGGCTCTGCTGTTCGTTTTGATGGTGGTCACAAAAGAGCTGACTTTTTAATGGACAAATTAGTGGAATGGGTAACATTCAGACCAGTATGTCCGGAAATGGCTATAGGGCTGCCAGTTCCGCGTCCTGCTCTACGTCTTGTGCGCTCGACGCAAGGAAATATACGGATGTGTTTCAGCCACGACCAGAATGAGGATGTGACAGAGAGAATGACAGAGTTTAGTCGTTCTTATATGGACAAATTAAAGGATGTATCGGGGTTTGTGGTTTGTGCTAAATCTCCCAGCTGTGGCATGGAGCGCGTGCGTGTCTATGATGAAAATGGTAATCGAGGTCGTAAAGATGGAGTGGGACTATTTACGAGCACTTTGATGGAAAAGTTTTCCTGGCTACCGGTTGAAGAGGATGGGCGATTACATGATCCAGTGCTTCGTGAGAATTTTGTTGAAAGAGTTTTTGCTTTGCATGAGCTCAATCACCTTTACAAGGAGAAATTATCAAGAAGAGAGTTATTAGCTTTTCATAGTCGTTATAAGCTTCAGTTGTTGGCGCATAGTCAGGCAGGCTATAAAGATATGGGACCATTTGTGGCTGCAATACACGAGTGGGCGGACCTTGAATCATACTTTGAGGTGTATCGTGATAAGCTGATGGCGATTCTCAGAAAACCTGCATCACGTAAAAATCACACGAATGTGCTGATGCATATACAGGGGTATTTTAGTAACTACTTAAGTACACGCCAGCGTAAAGAGTTGAGCGAGGTTATACTTAACTATCGTTCTGGCACATTACCTCTTCTTGCGCCGTTGACTCTGCTGAAGCATTATCTGGGTGAGTATCCTAATGATTACTTGCTTACACAGAATTACTTCGATCCCTATCCGGACGAACTGGCTCTAAGACTGATGGTAAATTAATTGTATGCGATATCATCCAAAAGGATGAGTTCCTGCATGCAGGATATTTACAATCGTAAAAACTACACTATGATACCCAGAGTGTCAGTTTGTATAAAAACTCTGTTTACGCTGAAGAAACCATTGAGATGCAACTTAAAGTTGGTAAACATGCCAGTCAAAATATATAATATTATGATTCCACGCAGCTATATATAATATAACAGATTGGTTTAATAATTTGTCTTTGTGAGTTAAATACATAATTTTATACTTGTGATGCAATGAGATTTTCCTTATTGTTGAACTGGCGAATATTGATTTTCCACCTATACTTACCTGGTGTAACCCCAATGATATCAGGTGGATAATATGCCATACATATGTTCTATCATTTTGGTGTTGAACTCGTTTGATGTCCGAATTGGTAAAGAAGATATTTTGTTTAAAAAAGGAAGTGCTGTTCTCATTGATTACAATTTAAAAGATTTTTTTTCATCAAATATAGATCATGTAATGATCGTAGATGTTGAAGAGAAAACAGTTAATGATTTCTTTAAAAGCAACACACTCTCACCTTTTTCTGTAAGAAGGTTTTATCCGGCATACTTGATGGTGGAATGTGAAGATTTTTCATTGTTAAAGAACTTGATTGCATGCTTGAATTGTGATGGCAGAACTGTGGATTTTGTTAGAAATCAAATATCACTTGCATGTCTTGCTATCTTATCTTCAGAGAAAATAGTGCAAAGTTTTTTATTTGGATGTCTTAATAGTTTAGGAAGTAAAGTTAAGGCTATTATTCACACGGATATATCTGCAGCATGGAGACTTTGTGATATATCTTCAAGACTGTATCTGAGTGAAAGTCTGTTAAAAAGAAAATTAAAGCACGAAGGCTTATCATTTAGTAAGTTAATTCTTGAAGAGCGAATGGTGATGGCGGAAAGGTTATTAAGCTACAGTTTATATTCTGTTGGAAAAGTTGCTGAGATATGCGGTTATGAAAACACGTCATATTTTGTGAGTGTTTTCAGAAGATATTTTGGTGTTCCTCCCCATCAATATTCATCAAGACTTTTTTTAGAAAAAGACATGATGTAACGTGATGCGTTTTAATGATTTTGTAATTTTCGTATTTGATAATTGTATGATGCTTTCAGCTACGCCAGAATAATCGCTGGCGTTTTTCTTTTTGAATAGATGTTCAAGCCTTACGCTAATGTAACTTCTATACCTTTCCTCTTCGTTCCGAACCGTGTACACCATCCGTTATTTGCGGAGGTGAGGCTATGAAATCCATGGATAAGTTAACAACGGGCATTGCCTACGGCACCTCCGCAGGCAGTGCTGGCTACTGGTTTTTACAGCTGCTCGATAAAGTCACGCCCTCACAGTGGGCAGCAATAGGTGTGCTGGGTAGCTTGGTATTTGGCTTGCTGACGTACCTGACAAACCTTTATTTCAAGATTAAAGAAGATAAGCGCAAGGCTGCGAGAGGTGAATAATGCCTCCATCATTACGAAAAGCCGTTGCTGCTGCTATTGGTGGCGGAGCAATTGCTATAGCATCAGTGTTAATCACTGGCTCAAGTGGTAACGATGGTCTGGAGGGTGTCAGCTACATACCATACAAAGATATTGTTGGTGTATGGACTGTATGTCACGGGCATACAGGAAAAGACATCATGCTCGGTAAAACGTATACCAAAGCAGAATGCAAAGCACTCTTGAATAAAGACCTTGCCACTGTCGCCAGACAAATTAACCCGTACATCAAAGTCGATATACCGGAAACAACGCGCGGCGCTCTTTACTCATTCGTTTACAACGTGGGTGCTGGCAATTTCAGAACATCGACGCTTCTTCGCAAAATAAACCAGGGCGATATCAAAGGCGCATGTGATCAGCTACGTCGCTGGACATATGCTGGCGGTAAGCAATGGAAAGGTCTCATGACTCGTCGTGAGATTGAGCGTGAAATCTGTTTGTGGGGTCAGCAATGAACAGAGTAACCGCGATTATCTCCGCTCTGGTTATCTGCATCATCGTCTGCCTGTCATGGGCTGTTAATCATTACCGTGATAACGCCATTACCTACAAAGCCCAGCGCGACAAAAATGCCAGAGAACTGAAGCTGGCGAACGCGGCAATTACTGACATGCAGATGCGTCAGCGTGATGTTGCTGCGCTCGATGCAAAATACACGAAGGAGTTAGCTGATGCGAAAGCTGAAAATGATGCTCTGCGTGATGATGTTGCCGCTGGTCGTCGTCGGTTGCACATCAAAGCAGTCTGTCAGTCAGTGCGTGAAGCCACCACCGCCTCCGGCGTGGATAATGCAGCCTCCCCCCGACTGGCAGACACCGCTGAACGGGATTATTTCACCCTCAGAGAGAGGCTGATCACTATGCAAAAACAACTGGAAGGAACCCAGAAGTATATTAATGAGCAGTGCAGATAGAGCTGCCCATATCGATGGGCAACTCATGCAATTATTGTGAGCAATACACACGCGCTTCCAGCGGAGTATAAATGCCTAAAGTAATAAAACCGAGAAATCCATTTACGAATGTTTGCTGGGTTTCTGTTTTAACAACATTTTCTGCGCCGCCACAAATTTTGGCTGCATCAACAGTTTTCTCCTGTCCAATTCCCGAAACGAAGAAATGATGGGTGATGGTTTCCTTTGGTGTTACTGCTGTCGGTTTGTTTCCAACAGTAAACGTCTGTTGAGCACATCCTGTAATAAGCATTGCCAGAGCGGCAGAAAACAACATTTTTTTCATCTTATTATCCTGCATTGTTAAAAACGGCAGAATCCTATGTGACAACAATTAAACGATAGTTAAATGGATTGATGAAAATTAAAACTATATAGGTGGATGCTCAGCCTATTGGAGGAGGGGGGGGGGCACTCAGAATCCTGTGTAATGAAATAAACCGCTCTATCTGTTCATTACCCTTTTAGCAGCGCTGTATCGTCGCCGTATTCCCGCATTAACCATGACCGTAGCCCGACGGGGAATTCCTTCTGCGTGAGTGTGCGGGAATAATCAAAAACGATGCACACCGGGTTTTTACCGCGTTTATGGTTCGCGGGGGTGTCCCTCATGCTCGCCAGTCCTGTGCGGGGGTGGAAGAAACAGGACGTGTATTCAGGTCTGTGTGACTGTGGTCGCAAGACTTTTGTCGTTCAGCTATTAAATCCCATTACGAAGTAGACCAGAACGGCCAACGGGTCCTTTCCGGCGATCCGGCAGGTTACGGGGCGGCGACCTCGCGAGTTTTCGCTATTTATGAAAATTTTCCGGTTTAAGGCGTTTCCGTTCTTCTTCGTCGTAACTTAATGTTTTTATTTAAAATACCCCCTGAAAAGAAAGGAACGACAGGTGCTGAAAGCGAGCTTTTTGGCCTCTGTCGTTTCCTTTCTCTGTTTTTGTCCGTGGAATGAACAATGGAAGTCAACAAAAAGCAGCTGGCTGACATTTTCGGTGCGAGTATCCGTACCATTCAGAACTGGCAGGAACAGGGAATGCCCGTTCTGCGAGGCGGTGGCAAGGGTAATGAGGTGCTTTATGACTCTGCCGCCGTCATAAAATGGTATGCCGAAAGGGATGCTGAAATTGAGAACGAAAAGCTGCGCCGGGAGGTTGAAGAACTGCGGCAGGCCAGCGAGACAGATCTCCAGCCAGGGACTATTGAGTACGAACGCCATCGACTTACGCGTGCGCAGGCTGATGCACAGGAGCTGAAAAATGCCAGAGACTCCGCTGAAGTGGTGGAAACCGCATTCTGTACTTTCGTGCTGTCGCGGATCGCAGGTGAAATTGCCAGTATTCTCGACGGGATCCCCCTGTCGGTGCAGCGGCGTTTTCCGGAACTGGAAAACCGACATGTTGATTTCCTGAAACGGGATATCATCAAAGCCATGAACAAAGCAGCCGCGCTGGATGAACTGATACCGGGGTTGCTGAGTGAATATATCGAACAGTCAGGTTAACAGGCTGCGGCATTTTGTCCGCGCCGGGCTTCGCTCACTGTTCAGGCCGGAGCCACAGACCGCCGTTGAATGGGCGGATGCCAATTACTATCTCCCGAAAGAATCCGCATACCAGGAAGGGCGCTGGGAAACACTGCCCTTTCAGCGGGCCATCATGAATGCGATGGGCAGCGACTACATCCGCGAGGTGAATGTGGTGAAGTCTGCCCGTGTTGGTTATTCCAAAATGCTGCTGGGTGTTTATGCCTACTTCATAGAGCATAAGCAGCGTAACACCCTTATCTGGTTGCCGACGGATGGCGATGCCGAAAACTTTATGAAAACCCACGTTGAGCCGACTATTCGTGATATTCCGTCGCTGCTGGCGCTGGCCCCGTGGTATGGCAAAAAGCACCGGGATAACACGCTCACCATGAAGCGTTTCACCAATGGGCGTGGCTTCTGGTGCCTGGGCGGTAAAGCGGCAAAAAACTACCGTGAAAAGTCGGTGGATGTGGCGGGTTATGATGAACTTGCTGCCTTTGATGATGATATTGAACAGGAAGGCTCTCCGACGTTCCTGGGCGATAAGCGTATTGAAGGCTCGGTCTGGCCAAAGTCCATCCGTGGCTCCACGCCCAAAGTGAGAGGCACCTGCCAGATTGAGCGTGCAGCCAGTGAATCCCCGCATTTTATGCGTTTTCATGTTGCCTGCCCGCACTGCGGGGAGGAGCAGTACCTTAAATTTGGCGATAAAGAGACGCCGTTTGGCCTCAAATGGACGCCGGATGATCCCTCCAGCGTGTTTTATCTCTGCGAGCATAATGCCTGCGTCATCCGCCAGCAGGAGCTGGACTTTACTGATGCCCGTTATATCTGCGAAAAGACCGGGATCTGGACCCGTGATGGCATTCTCTGGTTTTCGTCATCCGGTGAAGAGATTGAGCCGCCTGACAGTGTGACCTTTCACATCTGGACAGCGTACAGCCCGTTCACCACCTGGGTGCAGATTGTCAAAGACTGGATGAAAACGAAAGGGGATACGGGAAAACGTAAAACCTTCGTGAACACCACGCTCGGTGAGACGTGGGAAGCGAAAATCGGCGAACGTCCGGATGCTGAAGTGATGGCAGAGCGGAAAGAGCATTATTCAGCGCCCGTTCCCGACCGTGTGGCTTACCTGACCGCCGGTATCGACTCCCAGCTGGACCGCTACGAAATGCGCGTATGGGGATGGGGGCCGGGTGAGGAAAGCTGGCTGATTGACCGGCAGATTATTATGGGCCGCCACGATGATGAACAGACGCTGCTGCGTGTGGATGAGGCCATCAATAAAACCTATACCCGCCGGAATGGTGCAGAAATGTCGGTATCCCGTATCTGCTGGGATATTGGCGGGATTGACCCGACTATTGTGTATGAACGCTCGAAAAAGCATGGGCTGTTCCGGGTGATCCCCATTAAAGGGGCATCCGTCTACGGAAAGCCGGTGGCCAGCATGCCACGTAAGCGAAACAAAAACGGGGTTTACCTTACCGAAATCGGTACGGATACCGCGAAAGAGCAGATTTATAACCGCTTCACACTGACGCCGGAAGGGGATGAACCGCTTCCCGGTGCCGTTCACTTCCCGAATAACCCGGATATTTTTGATCTGACCGAAGCGCAGCAGCTGACTGCTGAAGAGCAGGTCGAAAAATGGGTGGATGGCAGGAAAAAAATACTGTGGGACAGCAAAAAGCGACGCAATGAGGCACTCGACTGCTTCGTTTATGCGCTGGCGGCGCTGCGCATCAGTATTTCCCGCTGGCAGCTGGATCTTAGTGCACTGCTGGCGAGCCTGCAGGAAGAGGATGGTGCAGCAACCAACAAGAAAACACTGGCAGATTACGCCCGTGCCTTATCCGGAGAGGATGAATGACGCGACAGGAAGAACTTGCCGCTGCCCGTGCGGCACTGCATGACCTGATGACAGGAAAACGGGTGGCAACGGTACAGAAAGACGGACGGAGAGTGGAGTTTACGGCCACTTCCGTGTCTGACCTGAAAAAATACATTGCGGAGCTGGAAGTGCAGACCGGCATGACACAGCGACGCAGGGGACCTGCAGGATTTTATGTATGAAAACGCCCACCATTCCCACCCTTCTGGGGCCGGACGGCATGACATCGCTGCGCGAATATGCCGGTTATCACGGCGGTGGCAGCGGATTTGGAGGGCAGTTGCGGGCGTGGAACCCACCGAGTGAAAGTGTGGATGCAGCCCTGTTGCCCAACTTTACCCGTGGCAATGCCCGCGCAGACGATCTGGTACGCAATAACGGCTATGCCGCCAACGCCATCCAGCTGCATCAGGATCATATCGTCGGATCTTTTTTCCGGCTCAGTCATCGCCCAAGCTGGCGATATCTGGGCATCGGGGAGGAAGAAGCCCGTGCCTTTTCCCGCGAGGTTGAAGCGGCATGGAAAGAGTTTGCCGAGGATGACTGCTGCTGCATTGACGTTGAGCGAAAACGCACGTTTACCATGATGATTCGGGAAGGTGTGGCCATGCACGCCTTTAACGGTGAACTGTTCGTTCAGGCCACCTGGGATACCAGTCCCTCGCGACTGTTCCGGACACAGTTCCGGATGGTCAGCCCGAAGCGTATCAGCAACCCGAACAATACCGGCGACAGCCGGAACTGCCGTGCCGGTGTGCAGATTAATGACAGCGGCGCGGCGCTGGGATATTACGTCAGCGAGGACGGGTATCCTGGCTGGATGCCGCAGAAATGGACATGGATGCCCCGTGAGTTACCCGGCGGGCGCGCCTCGTTCATTCACGTTTTTGAACCCGTGGAGGACGGGCAGACCCGCGGTGCAAATGTGTTTTACAGCGTGATGGAGCAGATGAAGATGCTCGACACGCTGCAGAACACGCAGCTGCAGAGCGCTATTGTGAAGGCGATGTATGCCGCCACCATTGAGAGTGAGCTGGATACGCAGTCAGCGATGGATTTTATTCTGGGCGCGAACAGTAAGGAGCAGCGGGACAAGCTGACCGGCTGGATTGGTGAAATTGCCGCGTATTACGCCGCAGCACCGGTCCGTCTGGGAGGCGCAAAAGTGCCGCACCTGATGCCGGGGGACTCACTGAACCTGCAGACGGCTCAGGACACGGATAACGGCTACTCCGTGTTTGAGCAGTCACTGTTGCGGTATATCGCTGCCGGGCTGGGTGTCTCGTATGAGCAGCTTTCCCGGAATTACGCCCAGATGAGCTACTCCACGGCACGGGCCAGTGCGAACGAGTCGTGGGCGTACTTTATGGGGCGGCGAAAATTCGTCGCATCCCGTCAGGCGAGCCAGATGTTTCTGTGCTGGCTGGAAGAGGCCATCGCTCGCCGCGTGGTGACGTTACCTTCAAAAGCGCGCTTCAGTTTTCAGGAAGCCCGCAGTGCCTGGGGGAACTGCGACTGGATAGGCTCCGGTCGTATGGCCATCGATGGTCTGAAAGAAGTACAGGAAGCGGTGATGCTGATAGAAGCCGGACTGAGTACCTACGAGAAAGAGTGCGCAAAACGCGGTGACGACTATCAGGAAATTTTTGCCCAGCAGGTCCGTGAAACGATGGAGCGCCGTGCAGCCGGTCTTAAACCGCCCGCCTGGGCGGCTGCGGCATTTGAATCCGGGCTGCGACAATCAACAGAGGAGGAGAAGAGTGACAGCAGAGCTGCGTAATCTCCCGCATATTGCCAGCATGGCTTTTAATGAGCCGCTGATGCTTGAACCCGCCTATGCGCGGGTTTTCTTTTGTGCGCTTGCAGGCCAGCTTGGGATCAGTCGCCTGACGGATGCGGTGTCCGGCGACAGCCTGACTGCCGGAGAGGCACCCGCGGCGCTGGCGTTATCCGGTGATGATGACGGACCACGACAGGCCCGCAGTTATCAGGTCATGAACGGCATCGCCGTGCTGCCGGTGTCCGGTACGCTGGTCAGCCGGACACGGGCGCTGCAGCCGTATTCGGGAATGACCGGTTACAACGGCATTATCGCCCGTCTGCAACAGGCTGCCAGCGATCCGATGGTGGACGGCATTCTGCTCGATATGGATACGCCAGGCGGGATGGTGGCGGGAGCATTTGACTGTGCTGACATCATCGCCCGTGTGCGAGACATAAAACCGGTATGGGCGCTGGCCAACGACATAAACTGCAGTGCAGGTCAGCTGCTTGCCAGCGCCGCCTCCCGGCGTCTGGTCACGCAGACCGCCCGGACAGGCTCCATCGGCGTCATGATGGCTCACAGTAATTACGGTGCTGCGCTGGAGAAACAGGGCGTGGAAATCACGCTGATTTACAGCGGCAGCCATAAGGTGGATGGCAACCCCTACAGCCATCTTCCGGATGACGTCCGGGAGACACTGCAGTCCCGGATGGATGCAACCCGCCGGATGTTTGCGCAGAAGGTGTCGGCATATACCGGCCTGTCCGTGCAGGCTGTGCTGGATACCGAGGCTGCAGTGTACAGCGGTCAGGAGGCCATTGATGCCGGACTGGCTGATGAACTTGTCAACAGCACCGATGCGATCACCGTTATGCGTGATGCACTGGATGCACGTAAATCCCGTCTCTCAGGAGGGCGAATGACCAAAGAGACTCAATCAACAACTGTTTCAGCCACTGCTTCGCAGGCTGACGTTACTGACGTGGTGCCAGCGACGGAGGGCGAAAACGCCAGCGCGGCGCAGCCGGACGTGAACGCGCAGATCACCTCTGCGGTTGCGGCAGAAAACAGCCGCATTATGGGGATCCTCAACTGTGAGGAGGCTCACGGACGCGAAGAACAGGCCCGCGTGCTGGCAGAAACCCCCGGTATGACCGTGGAAACGGCCCGCCGCATTCTGGCCGCAGCACCACAGAGTGCACAGGCGCGCAGTGACACTGCGCTGGATCGTCTGATGCAGGGGGCACCGGCACCGCTGGCTGCAGGTAACCCGGCATCTGATGCCGTTAACGATTTGCTGAACACACCAGTGTAAGGGATGTTTATGACGAGCAAAGAAACCTTTACCCATTACCAGCCGCTGGGCAACAGTGACCCGGCTCATACCGCAACCGCGCCCGGCGGATTGAGTGCGAAAGCGCCTGCAATGACCCCGCTGATGCTGGACACCTCCACCCGTAAGCTGGTTGCGTGGGATGGCACCACCGACGGTGCTGCCGTTGGCATTCTTGCGGTTGCTGCTGACCAGACCAGCACCACACTGACGTTCTACAAGTCCGGCACGTTCCGTTATGAGGATGTGCTCTGGCCGGAGGCTGCCAGCGACGAGACGAAAAAACGGACCGCGTTTGCCGGAACGGCAATCAGCATCGTTTAACTTTACCCTTCATCACTAAAGGCCGCCTGTGCGGCTTTTTTACGGGATTTTTTTATGTCGATGTACACAACCGCCCAGCTGCTGGCGGCAAATGAGCAGAAATTTAAGTTTGATCCGCTGTTTCTGCGTCTCTTTTTCCGTGAGAGCTATCCCTTCACTACGGAGAAAGTCTATCTCTCACAAATTCCGGGACTGGTAAACATGGCGCTGTACGTTTCGCCGATTGTTTCCGGTGAGGTTATCCGCTCCCGTGGCGGCTCCACCTCTGAATTTACGCCGGGATATGTCAAGCCGAAGCATGAGGTGAATCCGCAGATGACCCTGCGTCGCCTGCCGGATGAAGATCCGCAGAATCTGGCGGACCCGGCTTACCGCCGCCGTCGCATCATCATGCAGAACATGCGTGACGAAGAGCTGGCCATTGCTCAGGTCGAAGAGATGCAGGCCGTTTCTGCCGTGCTCAAGGGCAAATACACCATGACCGGTGAAGCCTTCGATCCGGTTGAGGTGGATATGGGCCGCAGTGCGGCCAACAACATCACGCAGTCCGGCGGCACGGAGTGGAGCAAGCGTGACAAGTCCACGTATGATCCGACCGACGATATCGAAGCCTACGCGCTGAACGCCAGCGGCGTGGTGAATATCATCGTGTTTGATCCGAAAGGCTGGGCGCTGTTCCGTTCCTTCAAAGCCGTCAGGGAGAAGCTGGATACCCGTCGCGGCTCTCATTCCGAACTGGAGACAGCGGTAAAAGACCTGGGCAAAGCGGTGTCTTATAAGGGAATGTATGGCGATGTGGCCATCGTCGTGTATTCCGGACAGTACGTGGAAAACGGCGTCAAAAAGAACTTCCTGCCGGACAACACGATGGTGCTGGGTAACACTCATGCACGCGGTCTGCGCACCTATGGCTGTATTCAGGATGCGGATGCATTGAGTGAGGGTATTAATGCGTCTCCCCGTTATCCGAAAAACTGGAAGACATCCGGCGATCCGGCGCGAGAGTTCACCATGATTCAGTCAGCACCGCTGATGCTGCTGGCTGATCCTGATGAGTTCGTGTCCGTTCAACTGGCGTAATCATGGCCCTTCGGGGCCATTTTCTCTCTGTGGAGGAGTCCATGACGAAAGATGAACTGATTGCCCGTCTCCGGTCGCTGGGTGAGCAACTGAACCGTGATGTCAGCCTGACGGGGACGAAAGAAGAACTGGCGCTCCGTGTGGCAGAGCTGGAAGAAGAGCTTGATGACACGGATGACGCAGCCGGTCAGGACACGTCTGTCAGCCCGGAAAATGCGCTGACCGGACATGAAAATGAGGTGGTATCAGCACAGACGGATACCGTGACTGATACGGCTGCTCTGGTCACGGTTGTGGCACTGGTGACGCTGCATACCGATGCACTTCACGCCACGCGGGATGAGGCTGTGGCATTTGTGCTGCCGGGAACGGCGTTTCGTGTCTCTGCCGGTGTGGCAGCCGAAATGACAGAACGTGGCCTGGCCAGAATGCAATAACGGGAGGCACTGTGGCTGATTTCGATAACCTGTTCGATGCTGCCATTGCCCGCGCCGATGAAACGATACGCGGGTACATGGGAACATCAGCCACCATGACATCCGGTGAGCAGTCCGGCGCAGTAATACGTGGTGTTTTTGATGACCCTGAAAATATCAGCTATGCCGGACAGGGCGTGCGCGTTGAAGGCTCCAGCCCGTCCCTGTTTGTCCGGACTGATGATGTGCGGCAACTGCGGCGTGGAGACACGCTGACCATCGGTGAGGAAAACTTCTGGATAGACCGGGTTTCGCCGGATGATGGCGGAAGCTGTCATCTCTGGCTTGGGCGGGGCGTACCGCCTGCCGTTAACCGTCGCCGCTGAAAGGGGGATGTATGGCCATAAAAGGTCTTGAGCAGGCCGTTGAAAACCTCAGCCGTATCAGCAGAACGGCGGTGCCCGGTGCCGCCGCAATGGCCATTAACCGCGTTGCTTCATCCGCGATATCGCAGTCGGCGTCACAGGTTGCCCGTGAGACAAAGGTACGCCGGAAACTGGTAAAGGAAAGGGCCAGGCTGAAAAGGGCCACGGTCAAAAATCCGCAGGCCAGAATCAAAGTTAACCGGGGGGATTTGCCCGTAATAAAGCTGGGTAACGCGCGGATTGTCCTGTCCCGACGCAGGCGTCGTAAAAAGGGGCAGCGTTCAGCCCTGAAAGGTGGCGGCAGCGTGCTTGTGGTGGGAAACCGTCGTATTCCCGGCGCGTTTATTCAGCAACTGAAAAATGGCCGGTGGCATGTCATGCAGCGTGTGGCCGGGAAAAACCGTTACCCCATTGATGTAGTGAAAATCCCGATGGCGGTGCCGCTGACCACGGCGTTTAAACAAAATATTGAGCGGATACGGCGTGAACGTCTTCCGAAAGAGCTGGGCTATGCGCTGCAGCATCAACTGAGGATGGTAATAAAGCGATGAAACATACTGAACTCCGTGCAGCCGTACTGGATGCACTGGAGAAGCATGACACCGGGGCGACGTTTTTTGATGGTCGCCCCGCTGTTTTTGATGAGGCGGATTTTCCGGCAGTTGCCGTTTATCTCACCGGCGCTGAATACACGGGCGAAGAGCTGGACAGCGATACCTGGCAGGCGGAGCTGCATATCGAAGTTTTCCTGCCTGCTCAGGTGCCGGATTCAGAGCTGGATGCGTGGATGGAGTCCCGGATTTATCCGGTGATGAGCGATATCCCGGCACTGTCAGATTTGATCACCAGTATGGTGGCCAGCGGCTATGACTACCGGCGCGACGATGATGCGGGCCTGTGGAGTTCAGCCGATCTGACTTATGTCATTACCTATGAAATGTGAGGACGCTATGCCTGTACCAAATCCTACAATGCCGGTGAAAGGTGCCGGGACCACCCTGTGGGTTTATAAGGGGAGCGGTGACCCTTATGCGAATCCGCTTTCAGACGTTGACTGGTCGCGTCTGGCTAAAGTTAAAGACCTGACGCCCGGCGAACTGACCGCTGAGTCCTATGACGACAGCTATCTCGATGATGAAGATGCAGACTGGACTGCGACCGGGCAGGGGCAGAAATCTGCCGGAGATACCAGCTTCACGCTGGCGTGGATGCCCGGAGAGCAGGGGCAGCAGGCGCTGCTGGCGTGGTTTAATGAAGGTGATACCCGTGCCTATAAAATCCGCTTCCCGAACGGCACGGTCGATGTGTTCCGTGGCTGGGTCAGCAGTATCGGTAAGGCGGTGACGGCGAAGGAAGTGATTACCCGCACGGTGAAGATCACCAATGTGGGACGTCCGTCGATGGCAGAAGATCGCAGCACGGTGACGGCGACAACCGGCATGACGGTGACACCCGCCAGTGCTTCCGTAGTGAAAGGGCAGAGCACCACGCTGACCGTGGCATTCCAGCCGGAGGGCGCAACCGACAAGAGCTTCCGTGCGGTGTCTGCGGATAAAACAAAAGCCACCGTGTCGGTCAGTGGTATGACCATCACCGTGAAAGGTGTTGCTGCAGGCAAGGTCAACATTCCGGTCGTATCTGGTAATGGTGAGTTTGCTGCGGTTGCAGAAATCAACGTCACCGCCAGTTAATCCGGAGAGTCAGCGATGTTCCTGAAAACCGAATCATTTGAACATAACGGTGTGACCGTCACGCTTTCTGAACTGTCAGCCCTGCAGCGTATTGAGCATCTCGCCCTGATGAAACGGCAGGCAGAACAGGCGGAGTCAGACAGCAACCGGAAGTTTACTGTGGAAGACGCCATCAGAACCGGCGCGTTTCTGGTGGCGATGTCCCTGTGGCATAACCATCCGAAGAAGACAAAGCTGCCTTCCATGAATGAAGCCGTTAAACAGATTGAGCAGGAAGTGCTTACCACCTGGCCCACAGAGGCAATTTCTCATGCTGAAAACGTGGTGTACCGGCTGTCCGGTATGTATGAGTTTGTTGTGAATAATACCCCTGAACAGGCAGAGGACGCCGGGCCTGCAGAGCCTGTTTCTGCGGGAAAGTGTTCGACGGTGAGCTGAGTTTTGCCCTGAAACTGGCGCGTGAGATGGGGCGACCCGACTGGCGCGCCATGCTTGCCGGGATGTCATCCACGGAGTATGCCGACTGGCACCGCTTTTACAGTACCCATTATTTTCATGATGTTCTGCTGGATATGCACTTTTCCGGGCTGACGTACACCGTGCTCAGCCTGTTTTTCAGCGATCCGGATATGCATCCGCTGGATTTCAGTCTGCTGAACCGGCGCGAGGCTGACGAAGAGCCTGAAGATGATGTGCTGATGCAGAAAGCGGCAGGGCTTGCCGGAGGCGTTCGTTTTGTCCCGGACGGGAATGAAGTTATCCCCGCTTCCCCGGATGTGGCGGACATGACGGAGGATGACGTAATGCTGATGACAGTATCAGAAGGGATCGCAGGAGGAGTCCGGTATGGCTGAACCGGTAGGCGATCTGGTCGTTGATTTGAGTCTGGATGCGGCCAGATTTGACGAGCAGATGGCCAGAGTCAGGCGTCATTTTTCCGGTACGGAAAGTGATGCGAAAAAAACAGCGGCAGTCGTTGAACAGTCGCTGAGCCGACAGGCGCTGGCTGCACAGAAAGCGGGGATTTCCGTCGGGCAGTATAAAGCCGCCATGCGTATGCTGCCTGCACAGTTCACCGACGTGGCCACGCAGCTTGCAGGCGGGCAAAGTCCGTGGCTGATCCTGCTGCAACAGGGGGGTCAGGTTAAGGACTCCTTCGGCGGGATGATCCCCATGTTCCGGGGGCTTGCCGGTGCGATCACCCTGCCGATGGTGGGGGCCACCTCGCTGGCGGTGGCGACCGGTGCGCTGGCGTATGCCTGGTATCAGGGCAACTCAACCCTGTCCGATTTCAACAAAACGCTGGTCCTTTCCGGCAATCAGGCGGGACTGACGGCAGATCGTATGCTGGTCCTGTCCAGAGCCGGGCAGGCGGCAGGGCTGACGTTTAACCAGACCAGCGAGTCACTCAGCGCACTGGTCAAGGCGGGGGTAAGCGGTGAGGCTCAGATTGCGTCCATCAGCCAGAGTGTGGCGCGTTTCTCCTCTGTATCCGGCGTGGAGGTGGACAAGGTCGCTGAAGCCTTCGGGAAGCTGACCACAGACCCGACGTCGGGGCTGACGGCGATGGCACGCCAGTTCCATAACGTGACGGCGGAGCAGATTGCGTATGTTGCTCAGTTGCAGCGTTCCGGCGATGAAGCCGGAGCATTGCAGGCGGCGAACGAGGCCGCAACGAAAGGGTTTGATGACCAGACCCGCCGCCTGAAAGAGAACATGGGCACGCTGGAGACCTGGGCAGAGAGGACAGCGCGGGCATTCAAATCCATGTGGGATGCGGTGCTGGATATTGGTCGTCCTGATACCGCGCAGGAGATGCTGATTAAGGCAGAGGCTGCGTTTAAGAAAGCAGACGACATCTGGAATCTGCGCAAGGATGATTATTTTGTTAACGATGAAGCGCGGGCGCGTTACTGGGATGATCGTGAAAAGGCCCGTCTTGCGCTTGAAGCCGCCCGAAAGAAGGCTGAGCAGCAGACTCAACAGGACAAAAATGCGCAGCAGCAGAGCGATACCGAAGCGTCACGGCTGAAATATACCGAAGAGGCGCAGAAGGCTTACGAACGGCTGCAGACGCCGCTGGAGAAATATACCGCCCGTCAGGAAGAACTGAACAAGGCACTGAAAGACGGGAAAATCCTGCAGGCGGATTACAACACGCTGATGGCGGCGGCGAAAAAGGATTATGAAGCGACGCTGAAAAAGCCGAAACAGTCCGGCGTGAAGGTGTCTGCGGGCGATCGTCAGGAAGACAGTGCTCATGCTGCCCTGCTGACGCTTCAGGCAGAACTCCGGACGCTGGAGAAGCATGCCGGAGCGAATGAGAAAATCAGCCAGCAGCGCCGGGATTTGTGGAAGGCGGAGAGTCAGTTCGCGGTACTGGAGGAGGCGGCGCAACGTCGCCAGCTGTCTGCACAGGAGAAATCCCTGCTGGCGCATAAAGATGAGACGCTGGAGTACAAACGCCAGCTGGCTGCACTTGGCGACAAGGTCACCTATCAGGAGCGCCTGAACGCGCTGGCGCAGCAGGCGGATAAATTCGCACAGCAGCAACGGGCAAAACGGGCCGCCATTGATGCGAAAAGCCGGGGGCTGACTGACCGGCAGGCAGAACGGGAAGCCACGGAACAGCGCCTGAAGGAACAGTATGGCGATAATCCGCTGGCGCTGAATAACGTCATGTCAGAGCAGAAAAAGACTTGGGCGGCTGAAGACCAGCTTCGCGAGAGCTGGATGGCAGGCCTGAAGTCCGGCTGGAGTGAGTGGGAAGAGAGCGCCACGGACAGTATGTCGCAGGTTAAAAGTGCAGCCACGCAGACCTTTGATGGTATTGCACAGAATATGGCGGCGATGCTGACCGGCAGTGAACAAAACTGGCGCAGCTTCACCCGATCCGTGCTGTCCATGATGACAGAAATTCTGCTTAAGCAGGCAATGGTGGGGATTGTCGGGAGTATCGGCAGCGCCATTGGCGGTGCTGTTGGTGGCGGCGCATCCGCGTCAGGCGGTACAGCCATTCAGGCAGCTGCGGCGAAATTCCATTTTGCGACAGGGGGATTTACGGGAACCGGCGGCAAATATGAGCCAGCGGGGATTGTTCACCGTGGTGAATTTGTCTTCACGAAGGAGGCAACCAGCCGGATTGGCGTGGGGAATCTCTACCGGCTGATGCGCGGCTATGCCACCGGTGGTTATGTCGGTACACCGGGCAGCCTGGCGGACAGCCGGTCGCAGGCGTCCGGGAAGTTTGAGCAGAATAACCATGTGGTGATTAATAACGACGGCACGAACGGGCAGATAGGTCCGGCTGCTCTGAAGGCGGTGTATGACATGGCCCGTAAGGCGGCAATGGATGTTGTGACCGGGCAGATGCGTGATGGTGGTCTGTTCTCCGGAGGTGGACGATGAAAACCTTCCGCTGGAAAGTGAAACCCGGTATGGATGTGGCTTCGGCTCCTTCCGTCAGGAAGGTGCGCTTTGGTGATGGCTATTCCCAGCGCGCGCCTGCCGGGCTGAATGCCAACCTGAAAACGTACAGCGTGACGATTTCTGTCCCCCGTTGGGAGGCCACGGCGCTGGAATCGTTTCTGGCAGAGCACGGAGGCTGGAAAGCCTTTCTGTGGACGCCGCCTTATGACTGGCGGCAGATAAAGGTGACCTGCGCAAAATGGTCGTCGCGGGTCAGTATGTTGCGTGTTGAGTTCAGCGCAGAGTTTGAACAGGTGGTGAACTGATGCAGGATATCCGACAGGAAACACTGAATGAATGCACCCGTGCGGAGCAGTCTGCCTGCGTGGTGCTCTGGGAAATCGATCTGACAGAGGTTGGTGGAGAACGTTATTTTTTCTGTAATGAGCAGAACGAAAAAGGTGAGCCGGTCACCTGGCAGGGGCGACAGTATCAGGCGTATCCCATTCAGGGGAGTGGTTTCGAACTGAATGGCAAAGGTACCAGTACGCGCCCCACGCTGACGGTTTCTAACCTGTACGGTATGGTCACCGGGATGGCGGAAGACCTGCAGAGTCTGGTCGGCGGAACGGTGGTCAGGCGTAAGGTTTATGCCCGTTTTCTGGATGCGGTGAACTTCGTCAACGGAAACAGCGACGCCGATCCGGAGCAGGAGGTGATCAGCCGCTGGCGCATCGAGCAGTGCAGCGAACTGAGCGCGGTCAGTGCCTCCTTTGTACTGTCCACGCCGACGGAAACGGATGGCGCTGTTTTTCCGGGACGTATCATGCTGGCCAACACCTGCACCTGGACCTATCGCGGTGATGAGTGCGGTTATCACGGTCCGGCTGTCGCGGATGAATATGACCAGCCGACAACCGATATCACGAAGGATAAATGCAGCAAATGCCTGAGTGGCTGTAAGTTTCGCAATAACGTCGGCAACTTTGGCGGCTTCCTTTCCATTAACAAACTTTCGCAGTAAATCCCATGACAGAGACAGAATCAGCGATTCTGGCGCACGCCCGGCGATGTGCGCCAGCGGAGTCGTGCGGCTTCGTGGTGAGAACGCCGGAGGGGGAAAGATATTTTCCCTGCGTGAATATCTCCGGTGAGCCTGAGGCGTATTTCCGGATGTCGCCGGAAGACTGGCTGCAGGCAGAAATGCAGGGTGAGATAGTCGCGCTGGTGCACAGCCATCCCGGTGGTCTGCCCTGGCTGAGTGAAGCCGACCGGCGGCTGCAGGTGCAGAGTGATTTGCCGTGGTGGCTGGTCTGCCGGGGGGCGATTCATAAGTTCCGCTGTGTGCCGCATCTTACCGGGCGGCTCTTTGAGCACGGGGTGACGGACTGTTACACGCTGTTCCGGGATGCTTACCATCTGGCGGGGATTGAGATGCCGGATTTTCATCGTGAGGATGACTGGTGGCGTCACGGTCAGAATCTCTATCTGGATAATCTGGAGGCCACAGGGCTGTATCAGGTGCCGCTGTCAGCGGCGCAGCCGGGCGATGTGCTGCTGTGCTGTTTTGGTTCATCTGTGCCGAATCATGCCGCCATTTACTGTGGTGACGGCGAGCTGCTGCACCATATTCCTGAACAACTGAGCAAACGAGAGAGGTATACCGACAAATGGCAGCGACGCACACACTCCCTCTGGCGTCACCGGGCATGGCACGCATCTGCCTTTACGGGGATTTACAACGATTTGGCCGCCGCATCGACCTTCGTGTGAAAACGGGGGCCGAAGCCATCCGGGCGCTGGCCACACAGCTCCCTGCGTTTCGTCAGAAACTGAGCGACGGCTGGTATCAGGTACGTATTGCCGGGCAGGATGTCAGCACGTCCGGATTAACGGCGCAGTTACATGAGGATCTGCCTGACGGCGCTGTGATTCATATCGTTCCTAGAGTCGCCGGGGCCAAGTCAGGTGGCGTATTCCAGATTGTCCTGGGGGCAGCCGCCATTGCCGGATCATTCTTTACCGCCGGAGCCACCCTTGCAGCATGGGGGACAGCCATTGGGGCCGGTGGTATGACCGGCATTCTGTTTTCTCTCGGTGCCAGTATGGTGCTCGGCGGTGTGGCTCAGATGCTGGCACCGAAAGCCAGAACTCCCCGCACACAGACAACGGATAACGGTAAGCAGAACACCTATTTCTCCTCACTGGATAACATGGTTGCCCAGGGCAATGTTATGCCTGTTCTGTATGGTGAAATGCGCGTGGGGTCACGTGTGGTATCTCAGGAGATCAGCACGGCAGATGAAGGGGACGGTGGTCAGGTTGTGGTGATTGGTCGATGATGCAAAATATTTTATGTGAAACCGCCTGCGGGCGGTTTTGTCGTTTATGGAGCATGACGAATGGGTAAAGGCAGCAGTAAGGGGCATACCCCGCGCGAAGCGAAGGACAACCTGAAATCCACGCAGTTACTGAGTGTGATTGATGCCATCAGCGAAGGGCCGATTGAAGGTCCGGTGGATGGATTAAAAAGCGTGCTGCTGAACAGTACACCGGTGCTGGACAGTGAGGGGAATACCAACATCGCCGGTGTCACGGTGGTGTTCCGGGCAGGTGAACAGGAGCAGACACCGCCGGAGGGATTTGAATCCTCCGGATCCGAGACGGTGCTGGGTACGGAAGTGAAATACGACACGCCGATCACCCGGACCATCACGTCTGCAAACATCGACCGTCTGCGCTTTACCTTCGGTGTGCAGGCACTGGTGGAAACCACCTCAAAGGGGGACCGGAATCCATCGGAAGTCCGCCTGCTGGTTCAGATACAACGTAACGGTGGCTGGGTGACGGAAAAAGACATCACCATTAAGGGCAAAACCACCTCGCAGTATCTGGCCTCGGTGGTGGTGGGTAACCTGCCGCCGCGCCCGTTTAATATCCGGATGCGCAGGATGACGCCGGACAGCACCACAGACCAGCTGCAGAACAAAACGCTCTGGTCGTCATACACCGAAATCATCGATGTGAAACAGTGCTACCCGAACACGGCACTGGTCGGCGTGCAGGTGGACTCGGAGCAGTTCGGCAGCCAGCAGGTGAGCCGTAATTATCATCTTCGCGGACGCATTCTGCAGGTGCCGTCGAACTATAACCCGCAGACGCGGCAATACAGCGGTATCTGGGACGGAACGTTTAAGCCAGCATACAGCAACAACATGGCCTGGTGTCTGTGGGATATGCTGACCCATCCGCGCTACGGCATGGGGAAACGTCTTGGTGCGGCGGATGTGGACAAATGGGCGCTGTATGTCATCGGCCAGCATTGCGAGCAGTCGGTGCCGGACGGTTTTGGCGGCACGGAGCCGCGCATCACCTGTAATGCGTACCTGACCACACAGCGTAAGGCGTGGGATGTGCTCAGTGATTTCTGCTCGGCGATGCGCTGTATGCCGGTATGGAACGGGCAGACGCTGACGTTCGTGCAGGACCGACCGTCGGATAAGGTGTGGACCTATAACCGCAGTAATGTGGTGATGCCGGATGATGGCGCGCCGTTCCGCTACAGCTTCAGCGCCCTGAAGGACCGCCATAATGCCGTTGAGGTGAACTGGATTGACCCGAATAACGGCTGGGAGACGGCGACAGAGCTTGTGGAGGACACGCAGGCCATTGCCCGTTACGGTCGTAACGTCACGAAGATGGATGCTTTTGGCTGTACCAGCCGGGGGCAGGCACACCGCGCCGGGCTGTGGCTGATTAAAACGGAGCTGCTGGAAACGCAGACCGTGGACTTCAGCGTGGGCGCAGAAGGGCTTCGCCATGTACCGGGCGATGTCATTGAAATCTGCGATGATGACTATGCGGGCATCAGCATCGGCGGGCGCGTGCTGGCGGTGAACAGCCAGATGCGGACACTGACGCTCGACCGTGAAATCACGCTGCCAGCCTCCGGCACCACGCTGATAAGCCTGGTTGACGGGCAGGGGAGTCCGGTCAGCGTGGAGGTTCAGTCCGTCACCGACGGCGTGAAGGTAAAAGTGAGCCGGGTTCCTGACGGTGTTGCTGAATACAGCGTGTGGGGGCTTAAGCTGCCGACGCTGCGCCAGCGCCTGTTCCGCTGCGTGAGTATCCGTGAGAACGACGACGGCACGTATGCCATCACCGCCGTGCAGCATGTACCGGAGAAAGAGGCCATCGTGGATAACGGGGCGCACTTTGACGGCGACCAGAGCGGCACGGTGAATGGTGTCACGCCGCCAGCAGTGCAGCACCTGACCGCAGAAGTCACCGCAGACAGCGGGGAATACCAGGTGCTGGCGCGCTGGGATACGCCGAAGGTGGTGAAGGGTGTGAGCTTTATGCTTCGCCTGACCGTGGCAGCGGATGACGGCAGTGAGCGGCTGGTCAGCACGGCCCGGACGACGGAAACCACATACCGATTCACGCAACTGGCGCTGGGAAACTACAGGCTGACAGTCCGGGCGGTAAATGCGTGGGGACAGCAGGGCGATCCGGCGTCGGTATCGTTCCGGATTGCAGCACCGTCAGCGCCGTCGCGGATTGAGCTGACTCCGGGCTATTTTCAGATCACCGCCACGCCGCATCTTGCCGTTTATGATCCGACGGTACAGTTTGAGTTCTGGTTCTCGGAAAAGCAGATTGCGGATATCAGGCAGGTTGAAACCACAGCCCGCTATCTTGGCACGGCGCTGTACTGGATAGCTGCCAGTATCAATATCAGGCCGGGCCATGATTATTATTTTTACGTTCGCAGTGTGAACACCGTTGGCAAATCGGCATTCGTGGAGGCTGTCGGTCGGGCGAGCGATGATGCGGAAGGTTACCTGGATTTTTTCAAAGGCCAGATAACTGAATCCCATCTCGGCAAGGAGCTGCTGGAAAAAGTCGACCTGACAGAGGATAACGCCAGCAGACTGGAGGAGTTTTCGAAAGAGTGGAAAGACGCCAACGATAAATGGAATGCCATGTGGGGCGTCAAAATTGAGCAGACCGAAGACGGCAGGCATTATGTCGCGGGGCTTGGCCTCAGCATGGAGGATACAGAGGAAGGCAAACTGAGCCAGTTCCTGGTTGCCGCTAACCGTATCGCGTTTATTGACCCGGCAAACGGGAATGAAACGCCGATGTTTGTGGCGCAGGGCAACCAGATATTCATGAACGAAGTGTTCCTGAAGTATCTGACGGCTCCCACCATTACCAGCGGCGGCAATCCTCCGGTATTTTCCCTGACACCGGACGGGCGGCTGACGGCGAAAAATGCCGATATCAGCGGTAACGTGAATGCGAACTCCGGGACGCTCAATAATGTCACGATTAACCAGAACTGTCGGATTCTGGGAAAACTGTCTGCCAACCAGATTGAAGGTGATATTGTCAAAACGGTGGGAAAAGCCTTTCCGAGAAATGGCAGTTATGCCAGCGGTACAATAACGGTCACTGTGTACGATGATCAGGCTTTTGACCGTCAGATAGTAATCCCACCCGTTCTGTTTCGCGGTGGTAAGCATGAAAACTTCAACAGCAACAACCAACAGTCATACTGGTATTCAACCTGTAAGCTGCAGGTGCTGAAGAACGGACAGGAAATCTTTCAGCAACCCGCGACGGATGTCAGCAGGGTATTTTCATCCGTCATTGATATGCCTGCCGGACACGGTCATGTCACCCTGACTTTCAATGTTTCTTCATATGGTGCTAATAACTGGACGCCAACGACCAGTATCAGCGACCTTCTTGTTGTCGTGATGAAGAAATCAACAGCCGGTATCAGTATCAGTTGAATTTTATAACCCAAATACGGGCGCCAGAAATGGCGCCTTTTTTATTGCAGAAAAGCGAGAGGTAATTATGCGTAAATTATGTGCTGTTATTCTGTCTGCAGTAGTCTGGCTGGTCGCCGCTGGTACGCCAGCGAGTGCAGCAGAGCATCAGTCCACACTAAGCGGCGGGTATCTTCAGTCCCATACTGATATGCCCGGCAACGATGACCTGAAGGGCATTAACGTGAAATACCGTTATGAATTTACGGACACGCTGGGGCTGGTGACGTCATTCAGCTATGCAGGAGACAAGAATCGCCAGATTACCCGTTACAGCGATACCCGCTGGCATGAAGATTCAGTGCGTAACCGCTGGTTCAGCGTGATGGCGGGGCCGTCTGTACGCGTGAATGAATGGTTCAGTGCTTATGCGATGACGGGTGTGGCTTACAGCCGTGTTTCGACGTTCTCCGGGGATTATCTCCGCGTAACTGACAACAAGGGGAAAACGCACGATGTGCTGACCGGAAGTGATGGCGGTCGCCACAGCAACACGTCTCTGGCGTGGGGGGCTGGCGTGCAGTTTAACCCGACCGAATCCGTGGCCATTGACCTTGCTTATGAAGGTTCCGGCAGTGGCGACTGGCGCACTGACGGTTTCATCGTGGGTGTCGGTTATAAATTCTGATTAGCCAGGTAACACAGTGTTATGACAGCCCGTCGGTTCAGGCGGGCTTTTTTGTGGAGTGGATATGGCAGCAGTAAAAATCTCAGGTGTGCTGAAAGATGGTGCGGGAAAACCAATACAGAACTGCACTATTCAACTGAAGGCAAAGCGTAACAGCACCACGGTACTGGTGAACACGGTGGCCTCTGAAAATCCGGATGAAGCCGGGCGTTACAGCATGGACGTTGAGTATGGCCAGTACAGCGTTATCCTGCTGGTTGAAGGTTTTCCGCCTTCACATGCCGGAACCATTACCGTCTATGAAGGTTCCAGACCAGGTACGCTGAATGATTTTCTCGGTGCCATGACGGAAGATGATGTCATGCCGGAGGCATTGCGTCGTTTTGAGGAAATGGTGGAAGAAGCGGCACGCAACGCTGAAGCCGCCTCTCAGAGCGCAGCGGCGGCAAAGAAATCCGAAACTGCAGCGGCATCATCGAAGAACGCGGCGAAAACCTCAGAAACGAATGCAGCTAACAGCGCACAGGCGGCAGCGGCCTCGCAGACTGCATCGGCAAACTCCGCAACAGCAGCTAAAAAATCAGAAACCAACGCGAAAAATAGCGAGACAGCCGCAAAGACGAGCGAAACCAACGCAAAGTCCAGCCAGACGGCAGCGAAGACCAGCGAAACGAATGCTAAAGCCAGTGAAACTGCAGCAAAAAACAGCCAGGTTGCAGCAGCCCAAAGCGAGAGCGCGGCAGCCGGTTCTGCGACTTCAGCAGCTGGATCAGCAACTGCTGCGGCTAACAGCCAGAAAGCTGCGAAGACGAGTGAAACTAACGCAAAGTCCAGCCAGACGGCAGCGAAGACCAGCGAAACGAATGCCAAAGCCAGTGAAACTGCGGCGAAAAGCAGTCAGGATGCAGCGGCCCAAAGCGAGAGTGCCGCAGCCAGTTCTGGAAGCGCGGCGGCTGCTTCTGCTACTGCATCAGCTAACAGTCAAAAAGCAGCAAAAACCAGTGAAACCAACGCAAAGGTGAGCGAAACAGCGGCTGCGAACTCAGCGAAAGCATCGGCAGCAAGCCAGACGGCAGCTAAAGCAAGCGAAGATGCAGCCAGAGAGTACGCAAGCCAGGCTGCGGAGCCGTATAAATATGTCTTACAGCCGCTGCCTGATGTGTGGATACCATTTAACGATTCGCTGGATATGATTACGGGCTTTTCGCCATCATATAAAAAAATTGTTATTGGTGACGATGAAATAACGATGCCTGGCGACAAGATTGTTAAGTTTAAACGTGCATCGAAAGCAACCTATATTAACAAATCTGGTGTGCTGACAGAGGCTGCCATTGACGAGCCACGATTTGAACGTGATGGCCTGCTTATTGAGGGGCAAAGAACAAACTACATGCTCAATTCGGAAAGCCCTGCCAGTTGGGGGCGATCGTCAAATATGGATGTGCCCGAAACAGGGACGGATAATTTTGGTTTTACCTATGGAAAGTTTGTCTGCAACGATTCTCTGATTGGGCAAACCTCAGCCATTAATATGGCATCAATTGCTGCAACAAAGTCAGTTGATGTCTCAGGCGATAATAAACACGTGACAACCTCATGTCGTTTTAAAACAGAACTGCAGGTAAGGTTGCGTATCCGGTTTGATAAATATGACGGTAGCGCAACAACTTTTCTTGGTGATGCGTATATTGATACACAAACGCTTGAAATTAATATGACAGGCGGTGCTGCCTCAAGGATTACAGCGAGAGTCAGAAAGGACGAAGCTACCGGATGGATTTTTGCAGAGGCAACAATTCAGGCAATTGATGGGGAGTTAAAAATAGGCTCTCAGATACAGTATTCTCCTAAGCAGAGCGGGGCAACCGTATCTGGTGACTATATTTATCTGGCCACCCCACAAGTAGAAGATGGGCCTTGTGTATCATCTTTTATTATATCAGGAGCGACGGCGGCGACCCGCGCAAGCGATATAGTTACAGTTCCAATTAAGAATAATCTTTATAATCTTCCTTTTACGGTTCTTTGTGAGGTACATAAGAACTGGTATAAAACGCCAAATGCAGCGCCACGTGTTTTTGATACCGGCGGTCATCAAACCGGAGCGGCTATTATTCTTGGCTTCGGTCGTTCAACAGATTACGACGGATTTCCTTATTGCGATATTGGAGGAGCTAACAGACGGGTAAACGAAAACGCATCGCTTGAAAAAATGGTTATGGGGATGCGTGTAAAGTCAGAGCAGTCTACGTGCTCAGTAAGTAACGGGCATATATCCAGCGAAACAAAAACCACATGGTCCTGTATTCAGAACACCGCAATTATCCGTATTGGAGGCCAGACTACAGCCGGGTTACGTCATTTATTTGGTCATGTCAGGAATTTCAGAATATGGCACAAGGCATTGACTGATGCTCAGGTGGGGGAGTCAATCTAATGAAAGATTTAACACTCAAATTTGCCGACAGGGCCGACTTTTCGGCCTTTATGGAGAGTATTGGCTATTATGATGACGAGTCGATGCAGGATGATATTCTTATTGACGTGATAGGTAACGTGTACAAAGAAACCGGAGAACTGACTGAAGATGGCGAACCGGTATGTGTTAAGGAAGACGGATATTTTGTAAACGTGCGCATCATTAATGATTCGCAAATATCGTCATTATTCGATGAATACGTGGTTGCTGTTGAGCATCAACTTCGTGGCTGGATGTGAGGAAGAAAAATGGCTACATCGACAGTAATTCCTGATGACATCAAAACGCTAAAATCCGACGTTAGCAAATTAAAAAACGATCAAGGAAGCTACGCAACAAAATTATATGTAGACAGCAAAGATGAAATCGTTGGTGACTGGTCTGCTTCATGGTATCAGCAGGTATTGCCAACTAGCGGAGCTATATTTGGGAGAAAACTCCGCTCAACTCACAGGACGGCAGGTGTTGAGGATGCGTATTGCGAGCTATACCTCAAAAAATGGATAGACAGCCCAGGTAACGCAATGGCGCGCCTTAACCTGAACGATAACGGGACAAACATTTGCTGGGACTTTACCAACCTTTATGGCGGTACGATGATTTTTCCCGGTGACAGCGGATACCTCAAAATGGGTAACTGCCTTATGTCATACAGCAAGCGTGGAAGTAACGCGCTTATTAAATTTGATTACACCGACACATTACAGATCAAATATGCCAATCATGGGTCAACCATGACATTAAACACACAGGGAACCGCTTATGCTGGTGTTACTGCTCAATTGTGGGGCAACTCCAGCCGTCCTGTTGTTTATGAAGTCGGTGTTGATGGTGGCGCTTATATGTTCTATGCGCAGAAAACTACCAGCAATACCTACGAATTAACGGTTAACGGCGCGTGCAATGCAAGTGCATTTAATCAAGGCTCTGACCGGGATCTGAAAGACAATATTCAGGTGATCGATAATGCAATCGACCGCATTCGTAAAATGAACGGCTATACATACACGCTTAAAGAAAACGGTATGCCTTACGCTGGTGTTATTGCACAAGAAACCCTGGAAGCCATCCCCGAAGCCGTAGGGTCTATGATGAAATATCCAGACGGCGGGAGTGGATTAGATGGAGAAGAAGGTGAACGGTATTACACTGTAGATTATTCTGGTGTTACTGGCTTGCTTGTTCAGGTAGCCAGAGAGTCAGACGACAGGATAACAGCACTGGAAGAAGAAAACGCAGAATTAAGACAAAGATTATCTGCAATTGAGGCGGCGCTTGCGTCTAAATAATATTAAGGGGCCGAGCGCCCCGTTTTATTGGGTAGGATGAAAATGGATATAACACCTTTCCTTCATGCTCTTTGTGCTGTGGCTGCGCAGCTACTGATTGGTCTTTTTACCGGGAACTGGGCTTACGGAGCGATAGCCGGTTGTACGTTCTTCATTGCGCGTGAACACACCCAGGCAGAATATCGCTGGATTGAAATGTTCGGGCATGGCAAGCGTATGAATATGCCGTGGTGGGGCGGTTTTGATCCACGCGCGTGGGATGTGGCAAGCATGATGGATTTTGCTGTGCCGGTGGTGGCGTGTCTGCTGGTCTGGCGGTTAGTTAATCGTGGGTGAAAAAGCATGTTTAGTGTACTTTCCCGAAACTGATAGTAAGTGGCGAGATTAATTACCTGCTTCAGACTGAATGATTTTTTGCAAGCGCCACAGAAGTAATAGGGGTGAGTGAAAAAATATTATATATTAATGAATTGCGTTATTGCATCATCAGCTCAAAATGATGAATAACTAGAATTCCTGTCATAGCATTAATGGCTGAATTGGTGGGATGATATATCAGATAGAGTATCAATAAAAGCTGGAATGCATGTGGATTCAAATGGTTTTTGGCTAGATGATACTTATATCATATATTATATGAAGTATTTTAATGTTGCTCTGGAGGGAAATAGTGAGAGATGCACGGCGAAGCACGTCTTGAACTAAATATACACAAGTAAATCATGCTTTCGCCGCTGTATTAGAGCTTTGTTTCAGATTTGTTAATCGCCAGGTATTACCCCACCAAAAAAATGATTTTTTGGTAAAGTGGATGTTCTCATAATTTGTTAATGGCAATTTTAACTGTTCTGTTTAGATCGTATATGGCTCCAAATTTAAAGCTTTCTTTATAGGAAAGGCAAAAAATATCAAGTTTTTGACTAAGATAAATAAGTTTGTTTTTTTCATTAGTGGCGAATTGTTTTATGTTGCTGATTTGATAGTTGCTACGCAAGAAAGAACTAAATTGCTCAATATCATTAACTGCCCAATTCTTTAAAACGCATTTTGTTACAAATGATACACCAAGTACTTCAAGCGGCTTATAATTTCCGAATGGATCTAAAGTGGTTAATTGGTTAGCATTGAATGATGCCCAGCCATTCAATTCTAATTGCAACTTAATAGTGTTGAGTTCACGCATTTTGATCGTGCTTTCATAACGGTAAAATGAAATTGAGTACAGCAATTTGCTATCTTCAAAACCACTATTTAAGCTATTTTTTCTATCAAGTGAGTATAGCTCAAAGCATTCTGCAACTTCATTGTCAGTGAATCCGTTCAGAATCGAAGTGACAAACTTTAGAGTTATAATTGGTGATTTTGGTAGGTATTTATGTGTGGTTAAATACTCATAATTCTGAAACGCTTTTATCCATTCATAGAAATTACAGTCAATCTTACGGCAAATTAAGTCGACAAGTGTATTTGAAAGTTCCTTTTCATTTATCTCATGTAATTCTGGACGTGCTGATATTGCAATTTCTCTCATAGTAAGCCGTTTTGCTTCATAAAACAAAACATCCAATATGTCATTTAATGAAGCTTGTCCGCTATAATACCTTTTAATCTCAGGTTTTATTTTGTAATTATTCAATGCTAACCATAGCACTCTCTCACTATCACTTGATTTCTCGGTGTTTAATAAAAAAGTTGGATCTTTGTCCTTGAGAAGATCCTCAAGAGAGTGATTATGCAAAAATAATAAAATGAAGAAAGAGCATATTGAGTTTAAAAGAATTGTTGATGGTATTCGCCAAGAAAGATGAGGATATGATTTAACGTATTCATATAATGGCGTAACTGTGTCCAAAATACGCATCAAAATACGGATGTTAACTATGTTGTTATTTTTTACTATATCCTCAAAGAGAATTTTATCTTCCTGTGGGAATTGGGAAAGCTTTCCATTTATTATATCTATATCCAATATTTCCTCTGGATGCGGATTATAATGAAGTGTTTCTGCAATGAGTTTTTCCTTGTGTTCTATTTTTAAACCAGACTCAGTTGATGTATTGGTAATAATAATAAAGTCTAAATTTGAGTTCATCTCGGACATATAAAGAGAATGGCAATATGTCAAAATTTCACTAACTAATGATTTTTCGGATATTCTCTCTATATCATCCAATATAAAAATACCATCCAGTTTTGATAAAATGTTTTCTCTAACACTTGCACCAATAGAATTAAACATGCTGTTAATAATATTGGCACTTGCAGGTGAGCCGCTGGCAATGCTACCTATCCCTGATAGACTTTCGAGCCCGGATTTAAATGTTTGTATATCTTGCAGGTAGTAACAATCTATAATTTTAGCTTTGAAATCTGATAAGGATTTAATACCTAGTAAAGAAATATAATAGAAAATGTTTTTATCATAGTACTTGGGGAATTTTTTTCTGATAAAGTGAGTCTTTCCTGTGCCCCAGCTCCCATCAAGCAAAATCAGACCATCTCTTTTTTGTGAAAGTAGATGTATTATTTTTATAATAAGATTGCTGTTAGAGTATTTCAT